GAGCCGTTTTTTCCCTTGTTTGGTTAGCGCGAGCAGTACGCGTGATTGGTCCTGTTTTTTCTTCAGTCATCTTGCTTACTCCTTCACGTATTTCGCATATTCTTCTAGCGGCACACCCAATTTTTTCGCAATTGCGACTTGGCTAGGGGTGAGTCTAACCTTTTTCCCACTGCTGCGCCCAGAGTTTGATCTTGAAACGCCGGCAACCGTCTGAGCGGGCCGTTTACCGGTGTTTTTCGCGTTACCACCGAAGGTATCGGCAATGCGGCGATCAAGTTCAGTATAATACTCATCGGTCTGTGGGTCAAACCCTTCGTCTTCGACAAGTTTTTTATGTATTCCAAAAGCCGCAAATGTCTTTGCTTCGTCTTGGCCAAACCAATCATTGCGCTGTGCCCATTGTTCCGCTTTCGGATCAGGACGACGCACCTCTTGCTGACGAGGTTGTGGCTGTTGAACTTGCTGTTGACGCTGTAATTCCGCCTGACGACGGTTGCGTTCTTGAGCAATCTTTGCTTGACTTGCACGTTCGCTCTCTTGGGCTAACGCAATCATGCGCTTGTTGGCATCTACGGCTGCCGCAGTATCACCAATCTCCATTGCACGAGCTAGTTCTTTCTCAACTTGCTCCATTTGCGTCTGAACGCGAGTGCTGTACTCATTAACATAGTTGTTATCAAGATTACTGAAGCGTTGCTTTAATTGATTTGCTTCTGCTTGAACTTGTTTTGCGTAATTAACGGCCTCTTTCTCACGACGCTCGGCCTCACGCATCTTCTTAGTCAAACGGTCAATACGTTTCTTGGTGCTGTCTTGAGCCTTTTGAAACTGATCATCTTCAACAACTTCTACCGATTCTTCAGGCGTTTCGACCTCAACCTCGGTGTCCATTTCCATTTCTAATTGTTCTTCTTCCTGCTCTGCCATGGTATTCTCCTAGTAATGCAAAACGTCGGTTGGATCGGAAATCCGAGCCAAAATCTCGTCGTCATTCAAGATTCTTACTTCGCCACCGTCGATGTTGAAGCGTGAACCGGAATATCTAGCGAACATCACCCAATCTTTTTCCTCGCACCACGCTCCGGAAGGGAATTTTTCGCTATCTTTGTAGGCCAAAGGCCCCACTTTTAATACATAACCCACTTGAGTAGACACTTGTGCCTGCTCAACGACAGTATCGGGCATGTATAAACCGCCTTCTGTCTTACCCTTTCCGCGATACGGCAAAACAAGGATTCGCCATCCGGTGGGTGTGGGCATTCTTTCAAGGAGAGAACCACCAATGTTTTCAGGATTTAAAACTTTTGGGGCTTCATAGGCATCCGAAAGGTTAGCTACCGCTTCTTTTACGGAGTCCAAATTAATTTGTGTGTCAGTCAATGCTGCGCTCCTGTTTATCTAGCAGGCTCTTGAGTTCCTGTTCCACGCGATTTAAGCCTTCAAGAAAGCCGATAAGCTCGCGATAATGCTCCATAGACTTAACGTTGCCGTATTCCATGTGATCAACAACGCTTTGTCTGTTTTCTTTTATAATGCGAAAAACAGCTTCCGCAATAAATATCTCATCCATTCGTATATTTTCCCACGTTATCTTACATCGTTAGTATAGGAACTTTTGGGAATATATGCAAATGTATATTAGACCATCAGTTCAAAATGTGGTGCATCGATGAATGGCCGACGGTTCTGTGATCGACGGGTGTCGATGTAGTCGTTCATAGCCGACTCCATGTCGCCATCCCACTGTGCAATGTTTGGAACGGTCCACGCGGCACCCCAACGGATAGGTACGTCGCAAGCACGGGCACCTTCGGCCATTGCATCCGCGATTTCGTCGTACAAATTCAACTCCCAACGGCCGCCATCCACATAGGCCATTAAATCGACAGCAATACCGTCTAAATGCTTACTTTTCATGGTCTGGCTCGCGCCTTTTGCCACCAAAGCACGTTGTTCTTCGATGGTCCGGAGTCCACAAATCACTGAAAAGTCCTGTTTTGTCACTGAAATAGCGTGTCTAACAACCGCAACCATGCGTTCGTCCACACCCTCTAGCTTTGCTTCGCTACGTTTTCCTAGTTTGTAAGCCATCTACTCTATCCTAAACTTTAAGTTTTCATGGTCTGGGTAATAAACAACAACCGGCCCTTCTGGACACTGATAGTTAATTGTCGCTAATAACATCGCTTCTCCCAAAGCAACACGATCATAGTCACTTTCATGTAGATACACAGTGTAGCCGAACTTATCTATCTTATCGTTTGCAGGGCCAGAAAATTTAGTCACACTTGGTGTTGCAGGATGCACCATATACGCGCTATCCCTTATTTCCAAGGCAAATCCCGTGACATCACAGTCATCACGTATTTTTTCTCTTGCGACAATTACACGGAACGGGCCATCAACAGGGCCATCTGAAATTTCAAAATACTCTGGTGCCCATTCCAAAATGGGCTTATCGAAAAAACCCAGTTTGTTAGAAAGCGTTACGCCGCCACCAACCGCGGCAACTGTTGCGCTAACCGCCGCAATAACTTTAGTGTAATTCTCTAACTCACCGAGCATTACTTCTTACCAAAGAATTTTGTTGCGGACCGCACTCCAAATGACGCAGCTACAATCACACCCAAGGTATATTGATACCAATCCGGCATTGACTCCAACGCAGCAAACCCATTCGTAACAGCGCGTTCTGCCCACTCAAACGGCAGAAAACAGAGAATTAGCGGAACCGAGAACAAAATAGTGAGCCACTCGTCTTTCCAACTATTCTGGGACCCTTGCGCCATCAGACGCTCCCAATCAGCCTCCGACGTAGCCGCCGACTTCATAATCGTTGCTTTCGCTTCAGCTTCCACGAGTTTAAGATTTGCCGCAGCCGCTTGTGCGTTAGCTTTACCTTTAAGCCAACCACCCGCTAACTCTGTTATTGGTCCAATTAATGCCTGAATCATACCATTACACTCCCATATAAGGTCATTTCAACGCCAAGCACCAATTCCAAGAGCTTTACGATTATGTGGGTAACTAACCCCTCACTTGTCCACATCGTACTCCACCTTGGAACTCGTGGCCGTTTGCGTCACAGAAGTCTTTGATTCTTTGCCCATCCAGATGCCGAAACAACCTGTAAGTGCACCCATGCATACGGAAACAAGCCCAGATTGCGCTACAGAGGGGTCTTCAAGGGACATAAACCAATGCACCGCTTGATAGGTCAAAACAGTCACAGCCAACATCATTAAACGCGGCAAAATCTTCCAATCATCCAGAATTGTGTGTGCCATAAACGTGCTCCGCTACTCTTTTATTCGACGTGATTATAACGACTTTTCCATTTTTGTACACACACCAGACATTTCTACGGATTTCTACGAGTGTTACCACTTCTCCAAATAGACACCTAAATAGTAAATACCTAGCCCAACAACGACCAAAGCCATCAATATACCCGCCGCAGTGGCCAGTACTTCCATCTGCTCTTCACGTTTTTGTATTGCAGCCCGTTTTGCAGCGGCCCTTTGCTTACGAGCGTCCGCTTGCCATTGAATCCACCTATCCCATTGACCGGGTCTGCCATACAAACGGATATAGGACTCTAGCTCTTTGCGTTGTTCCCTAATCTTCTCAAGCTGTTGGAACTCTTCCCAATCACCTTCCGCTCCGCCCGTGATAGCAGTGAGCGGGCTATTCTTTTTACGCTGAACCGCATCTTTAAGCTCTTCTTCCGCAGTAAGAAATTTACCCACATTGGACATTAAATCCGCTGTTTCGCGACCATTTGCTATGCATGTGCGTATTACAGAATACGCAGCATTCGCAGCCGCAATGGTTTCCAGAATAGCCATGCTTTACACCTCATGAATAAACCCCCCCTAGCAGCCCATGTGCGACGTACCTTTAATTGCCGCGCCCGTGCCACGCGTCTTCATCTTCTTCATTTTGTTGCCCGCCATAGGAGCAGCCTTCTCTTTACCCACAGTCTTAGCCTTTGGAGCCTTCCCCGGAGTGTTTGTCACAATCTTAACCTTGGCCATTGTTCCGTCCTCTTAGTTTCAAAAGTTCTCTCTGCATTGCACTGTCAATACGCGCGGCAGTTTGCTCTTCCTGACTCGCCAAACGCTTCTCAAACTGCTCGCTGCGCATCTTCTGATTCTGCGCCTCAAGCTGCAATTTCTGTTGGTCCAGTTGCGCATCCGCCTGCTCCGCCTGAGCCTTGATCTGCAACTCCTGCTCCTTAAGCTGGACCAATGGGTCCGGCTGTCCGGCCCCCGATACTTGTGCCTGCATCTGCTTGGCTTGCTGCAAACCCTCTGCCACAAACTGAGACACCATCGCTTGGAACTGCAACTCTTGCTGATCCGCGTCCATAGGACCCTGTTGCTGCATAGCCTGCATAGCCTGCTCTTCCGCCGCTATCTTTACATGCTCCATAATGTGCTTCTGCATCGCAACCGCAACCGGAGGCATAGAACCAACCATCGGACTCGTACCAAACACAATGTGAGACATAATATGAGCCTGATGGTTCTGACCCTGAAACGCGTACAACGGTATCATATCCAACGCGTTGATGTTCTCCTGCGCAGGGTCCGTGGGCCGCGGGTCTTCTTCCGGCATCGCTTTCATAATACGATCCGTATCAGTAACACCCAACGCCTCATACATATCACGATACACCTCGTGCATGTTATGCATCTCAGGTGCCTGTGACGCCAACTGCAACTTAGTCTGAGCCATGGCAATACGCTGCGCCTGACTAAATACATTCGGATTAGAAACAGGCAATACATCAACACGGTCATCAAAGTCAGTCGCCATGATCTGCTGATCGTCGCCCGCGACACTATACGGATACTCCTGCGGCAAGCTCTCGCTCATCACACGAGCAAGTATCTTGAACTCCTGACGCATCGCATAGTGCAACCGCTTATGCACAGCACTCATGACCCGCGAACCTTGCTCCAACATGGCGATAGTCGTGCCAACAGCCGCTTGCTGATTGCCGTCGCCCACCTTCATGTCAGTAATAGTCGCGAACCGCTGACCCGCCTGAACCACAAATCCAAGCAAATTAAACAGCGTCTGGTCCGGACCCTTAAATGGCAGCGGCATGAGGCTATCTCGGATAGCCCCACCCGGCGCGTCCACGTCGCGGAACTCTCCGGGCTGAAGCGGATCGTCGTCATCTCTGATACGTAGTCCACGGGCCTTGAAGCCCGCAGGGAGATTGGACAACGTACCTGCGTCGATCAACTGCCTCAGTGCTGCCGTGGCGGTACGGGATAGCCCGCCAATCGTGTGAATCAGACCCAAACCATAGAACCCAAAGCCCGGTAGGAACTTGTAATGCACAAA